GACTTAGAGATCTCCAAATCTACTCGCGATAACATGTCAGGTAAGACGTGGACTGGCATGACTAAGGAGTTCCAGAAGGAAGTAGAGGAATACGCCATCAAGGATTCTGTTCTCTGCCTTCGTTTATGGAAGGCTTACGAGTCTAAGTGGTCTCAGTTTGAGAGAGACATCAGCGTCACAAACCGACGAATCGTTCAGAGAGGAATCCCGATTGACATAGACGCTCTCCGCAAAGCGAAAGAGACAATCAATGAACTCATCTTTGAAACTGAGAAGTCGATTCCTTGGGCTGACGAAAAGCCTCTACTGAGCCGAAAAGCATTTGATGAACACTGCATCAAGCTCGGCATCGAGCCGCCCGCCTCTCTAGCTAAGACTGATGTTGATGCCCAGAGGTGGATACTAGCGCATGGCCACAAATACAAATGGATCGGGGCCGTAACGAACTGGCGGCGTATCAACACCATTAAGAAGAAGCTAGATAGCTTCGACTACGCTACCATGCCGGACAACCGATACTATGGTGGTATCATGTATTTCGGAGGACACACCGGACGCTTTAGTGGAAGCGGTGGGAACCTCAACCTCCAGAACTTGCCTAGAGAAGGTATGTTCGGAGTCAACATGCGTAACTTGATTACTGCTCCTGAAGGTAAGAAGCTAGTCGTTGTTGACCTCTCACAGATTGAAGTCCGCACCCTGTGTTGGCTATCTGGTGACCGAGAGACAATGGACGCAATCGAAGCGTCGGATGATATCTACGAAGCGTTCGCGATCCAGTTTGGCTTGTGGTCTAAAGATAGAGGAGTCCTGAAGAAGGAGGACGCCAAGCTGAGACACAAAGTTAAGGCTCTCGTATTAGGCTGCGGCTACGGTGCAGGAGCTAAACGGTTTGCTGAGATGTATGATATGCCCCTCAAGGAAGCTGAAGATGCTGTTACTCTTTACCGTAAAAAGATCGCGAAGGTTCCTCGTTATTGGAAGAAACTGGACAAGCAAGTCGATAAAGCATATAATGCTGGTCGCCTGTCCCTGACTCTCCCTTCAGGAAGGTCTCTTAACTACGGCAATCTTCGGAAGACTCTAGCCCAAGGACGAATCCAGTTTGTCTCCAGCATCAACCGGAATGGCCAGAAACGCATCATGAATTTGTGGGGCGGGGTCCTAGCTGAGAATCTCTCACAGGCTCTGGCCAGAGATATTTTCAGTTTCATGATGTTAGAGATCGACAAGGCAGGCATAGATATTATCTTCCACGTTCATGATGAAGTAATCTGCGAGTGTGATGAAGATAAAGCTGAAGAAACCCTACAAAAAATTACCCAAATTATGTCCGCTCCTCCTGAGTGGATTAGCGATATTCCTCTGGATGCGGAGGGAGAAATTCTAACCCAATACCAAAAATAATGACCTACAGATATTTGCGTAACCTACGCGACACAAAAACAACCAAGGCGGACGACCTTAGTAAGTTCCCCACGGAAAAACCTCGATTCAAATCCAAAGCGGACTACCGCGAGTGGTGCGGGGACCCCAAAACAAACCATATTTTTTATTCTACTGTAGAAGGACGTGCGCCCTCAAAACGGATAGGTGGTGATAACCCAGCACATAAAATTTATGGCGTTGTAGCAGACTACGACGCACCCGTCGATTGGCCTAATATGCCTGACATCGTAGAGGATGGTTGTGCTGCTACCGTGAAACCCACTTGGGCTTCTAAAACATACAGTGGATACCTTAGACTAGTTTGGGAGTTCGACGAACCGATCCCCATAGACCCTTCTATGTTTGATTCATTCATTTCAAACATGAACAGGTCTCTCAAGATAGATAAGCTATTCGCTGGGTTCGACACAAGCTCGCTTCGACCTAATCAATATTTTGAGCTGGGAGATGAGTGGACGAGGTTAAATGGGTCAGTTCCTAAAGACATAGTTCAAGCGGCCCTAACAAAGGCAGTTACGTCCAAGCCACCAGAGTCGGACGATACGACTATACCAATCGATGTCGTAGCTAAAGAAGTTGAATCCCGATTCCCGAACCGCTGGATGGGGGACTTTGAAGTGGGGTCCAGAGGTCCGTTGTTCTGGATTGATGACGGCATCAACCGCGACGGTTGTCAGGTCGTAGAGGACGGCATTGTTTGTTATTCAGACAGAGCGGGCAAAGGGTTCATGAGCTGGGCTGACATCTTTGGTAGTGCGTTTGTTAAAGACTACGAGACCAAGAAACTGGCTACTCTACTAGACGAGTATTGGTTTAACGGTAAGAGCTTTTACAAATTACTATACGGAAACGCCGTATCGATTCCCAAAGACCAACTCCTACTGGAGCTTAGGCAAGCTGGCTTCTCTGTAAGAGTTAGAAGAGGAAGGGCGATCAGTGAGGTGGAAGAAGCAGTTTTGACAATTAGTAACAACAACCGGATTGACGAGATTGCTCCTGTTGTGTTCTCAAACGAACGCATTGTATCATATAACGCTAGCCGTATTCTCAACTGCTCTAACCTAGTTCCAGTTGATCCTGACTCTGACGGTGACCCATCGAAGTGGCCGTTCCTTCATCAATGGTTGAATCAGCTATTTGTGAATAGCTCAAAGAACCCAGCCTTAGATTACTTTTACTCTTGGATGCAGCGTTTCTACACTGCGGTCTTGGATAGGGTTCCGTTACAGGGACAAGCTTTGCTGCTGGTCGGGCCGACAGGTCGCGGCAAGTCGCTATTGTCGAACAAAATTATCAGCGGACTTGTTGGGGGTTTCTCTGATGCGTCTGACTATCTATCTGGTCAGACGAAGTTCAACAAAGACTTAGGTAAGGTAGCGTCTTGGGTCATTGACGATACCACCTCAGCAGCAAGCTTTCAAGACCAGAGACGTGCGACTGAACTACTCAAACGTGCGGTAGCCAATCCCAGAGTAGAGTATATGGCTAAATATGCAGACGCTATGTCGATACCTTGGACAGGACGAGTTATCTTGTCACTGAACATGGACGCCAACTCGTTGTCAGTGATTCCTTCTCTGGATACCAGTAATCGAGATAAGCTCATGGCCTTGTTGATTGCTGAGTCATCTACAACATCATTCCCACCTAACGCCCAGCTAGAGGCTACCATCGAACAAGAGCTACCTCACTTTGGTAGGTTCTTACTCGACTGGAAGGTTCCTAAAGCGGTAGAAGATGTTGGTCGATTCGGGGTTAGGTCATATATCGACCCCACAATCGCGGATGCCGCTTACGACAATAGTAGCCGTAGCTCGATTGCAGAGTTGGTCGAGTTCTTTGCCAAGCGTTGCCGTGAAGTTTATCCTGACTTAGATCGATGGAGTGGGACTCTCACTGAGTTTCAGGTAGTGGTCCACGACTTGAACAACGGGCGTGATGTTGGTTCTTCCCGTAATCTAGAGTTTTGCCGCAGAGGGATGATAACTCTTGAAGAGGCAAGTCGGGTTAATAACAAGATCCGCCCCATTAATTCTAGAGGACAAGGCGGCGGTAAATTGTGGAGCATTGACCTGAGTGAGATTTACGATATAGGTTATACAGAGGATGACAAACGAAGAGCTTCAGATCAGGCGACAGGAACTCTGCGGTGAGTTTTGGGTAGAACTACGTGAAGCTATGGAAAAAGTCGGAGGAGATCCGTCAATCATAGACGCTTACGTAGACGCTCCGTTAAGTGAGTTTGTAGACCTCGTGGCACCAAACGGAATAAGGCCCGTCTTTAAAAGGGCGGGCCATATTCACTATAATATACTACCGCCGGATGAGGAGTGACTTGAAAGCGTCAGGCCGACGAGTCCTCTTTATTTCGATGTTATAGCCATCAGCCTTGAATCGAAACCCGTCTGCGTCACACTCGCCTCGCTCGTTGAATCGTTTCTTATGTATGATGGACTTTTTAGGGGACCACCCGCAGAGCCATACCTTTCGCAGACCTTTGTGGACTCGCGTGAAGAAGTATACGTCAGCTTCAAACTTACTGAACCTTGTCCTGACAACGGAAGCATTATAGTTTAGCTTAGGTGGGGTGTTGCAGCTCTTAGCCTTAACGTCAACCTTGAGACCTTTATATTCGTAGTCGTGAGTGTAGGACTTGTCTCCTACGTAGTTAAACTGTTTAAAAGTATTCTCAAAGGCGACCTCACCTAAGAAGCCAGTCATGTTACCTTTGCCGTTAGTGAACGATGTTCTGAGGTTACCTAAAGCGTCAGATCTCCGGCACGCCTCCGCGACATCTTCTGGTGTAGGTTTGTAAAGTATGAACCGACTCAAAATTTATTTGGTTAAACATCAAACTCAAGTTTGATCGCTCTAGATGTCCCAGCTAATCCTAAATAAACGCTATTGCCTTTAACTAAGGCTGCTGTCGAGTAACCTGTTCCGAGGCTCATTATGCCGGAACCTTCTTTGGCTGTAGCTTTACCATCCTTAAATTCATTCTCGTAATCTTTCCATTGGAACTCAAGCGTGTTGGGGTTAATCCGAAAACATTTCGTATCTGCCCAGAATGCGCTATATAGCCAACCATCAGGCCCAAGATAGCCGTTGAAGTTTTTGTTTTTATTAGCAACCGACAGGTAGTCTTCTGGTAATTTAAATTCTTGATATGAGTCGTCTTCGCAGTTGATTACCAAAAACATTTTACCTTGTCGCGGTAGGCAGAAAATTTTGTTCACCGCCTCAACATAGGTAGCTCCTACATATTTGACCGAGAAGCCGTTTACACCAGACGTAACTGGTAGGCCGTCTAGATATTTAAACCTTCCGTTTTTGTCGATCTTTGCGACACTCGTTCCGAGTGCGGGCGGCATGTAAATCTCTCCCTTCTTGTCAGTAGCTGCTCCCCAGATGTGGTTAAAATTCGCGGGCCTGTTCGGCTTAGGTGGTGTGAAAGAAGATACTTCTTGTGTGTTCGTATTGTATGTGAAGATCTTGAGTGTCCTCGTATACGATGGCATATAAATTATTCCGTTGTTTCCTTCGGCTCCCGACCGCACTTGCGGACTCATCTTGAATTTCTTTTCTACAGAAATAGATCCTGTCTTCCTATTTAATCTAGCTATCGAACTGGCGTAGGCGGGCAGGAAATAAGTGTAGCCGTCTGACGCTTCTACATTCCCAATGAACCCCTTGTATCCCGTATCCTGTTTCTCGATTCGGTCAGCCGCAGTATCGGTTTTAATATGCACGTCTGACTTATAACCTAGTGAATGGATTGTGCCGTCATCGCTAAGACCCATCGTGCGCGTCTTAGTTAGGTTCCCCCTATACTCGCCATCTAGATACTTGAAGCGGGGCCAAGGTGTAAAACTAAAACTAGAGCTAGAGCTGGAGCTAGAGCTAGAGCTGGAGCTAGAGCTGGAGCTAGAGCTAGAGCTGGAGCTAGAGCTAGAGCTAGAGCTAGAGCTAGAATCTTTTTCCTTAAGATTATTTAAAGCCTCTTGTATATGGATTTTCTCATACATGAGGAAATCTTTAATTATTTTTTGTATTAATTGACAGATCAAAATTTACCTTTCCTACGGCGGATGTTTTTAAGGATCTTAGCTGTTTTCCTATGCTTTGCGGTCTTCTCCGCGATACTTTTAGGTTGCTTAACGTATTGTTTACCCGCCTTCATGCCTTCTCTTTTCTTCTGACTAGTGCGGGAATACTCTTCATCAGTCAAAGCTTCACGCGCAGCCTTCGGCAAATACCGCTCACCCGTTTTGAGCGACGGTTTACCAGATTTGGTTCCCCATTTCTCTCCCTCCCAGTTATCGAGAGATCTTTGTGACCTGCGTTTTGGCATTAGTATCTAGACTTAGGAGTAGCCCGTTTACGGATTATTTTATTAGCCTTCTTCTTAGTAGAAGACTTAGTCGATGGTTTACTTGCTGGCTTTGCGTGTCCGTATCCTTTTTTCTTCATATTTAAATGTTGTTCGTAAGTGTTGGCTTTATAAGCCTTTCCAGACTTATCATACATCATGTGTGGTTTGAATTGTTTCATTAGTCTCTGTATCCTCCTCCTGCTTTCTTGTATCGTGCTGCTAGTAGCTGCGCTTTGCGGGCTGACCACTGGCCAGCTCTACCGCCTTTTGTTCCTGCTAAAATTCTTTTAAACATACGCTTACGCATCTTAGGCTTCGTATAGTTTCCCGCCTCATTGACGCGAGACTTAGATTTCTTACGTTTAACTTTCTTGAGAACTTTTCTTTTACTCATTATTTTAAGCGTTTAAGGATTCGTTCGTAGGCCGGAAAGAAAACCTCGTCGATGCAGCGGATACAGGCTTCTTCCTGAAAGCTCTCGCAGAACGAGATGCCTGAGATATGGAAGGCGGCGTGTAACATTTCATGGCGTAAGGTTGGTATGATTTGATTTTCTGGTAGTTTCTTATGTAACTGGATTATTCGTTTTTCGTGTAAGTATTGTCCGTAGCAATCATCTAGCTCAGTCCTGTGGATCTTGATCCGCTGACCAGCGATCATGACTGACTTTAGTG